TACAAGATTGCCGAGACCCGATACGATGCGCAGGAAGTTGATAGACTCCACGTAGACACCCACGTTGTAGGTGTACGTAAAGATGACGTTGTCATTGCCCTGAACAAAGGTCACGAGATCGCCTTCCTTGTAGATGCGGTTGCCGTTGGCATCCACCGCATTGGCCTGAGCCGCAGGAATAATGGTCGGATTCTGGCTGAAGACTGTCGACTTCAGCACGCAGACAATGCTGGTCGTGGGAGCACCAGCCTGCGTCACGCTCTGGGGAAGGGGCTGCTGAAGCGTGAGTCGCAGAACGATCTTGTTGAACATGCTGCCATTGATTGCACCGCTCGGCTGGTACTGGTCATTGTCCAGCGCAAACGAGTACTGGTAGATTCCGGGCATGTCCGTTGGAATGCCAGTCGTATGCTTGTACATCTGAAGCAGGTTGAAGAAGGGAATGGTCTTGGTCTGGAAGCGTTCCTTGCCATCCAGAAGCAGAAGACCATCGATTGCAGGAAGCTTGGGATACACCGAGGTGATCTGCTGCTGTCCCGACTCGTAGATGCCCGAGATGGTGCTTCCGTCAATGGACGTCCACGGCGCACGAACTGGGTTCTCCCAATTGGTGTAGTTGTCCCAGTCGTTCACGAGAAGACGATCGGAACGCTGAGCCGCAAAGACCAAGCGAGTCACCAGATTGAACATCGGAAGCTCCAGATCGGTGTTCGCTCCAAACTGCCCGTCTCGGAAGACGAAGCGAACCGTCTTGACCAAGAACGTCTGATCCGCCTGTGCCAGTTGGTTCTTCTCGGACTCCGTCATCCAGATGAAGTTGCCCTCGATATACGGATCGGGGAACCACGATGCGAGAAGCGGGTTGCTCGGAAGACCCGTCGTCAGAGGTGGAGACAGGAACAGCGACAGCGGATAATTGATAGGGGCCACACGCTTGCCATAAGACGGGCTCGTCGGATTGACATCGATGACCGTATAGAGATCATTCGCCGCCCGCAGAGTCACGTTGATGTAGACCTCTGAGTTCTGAAGGGAAATCAACGGCAGTGCCAGCCCCGGATTCTCGCAGAACCAGAAGTGCAGCGGAATCACCAGCTGACGAGACCGAATGCTCGGCTCGGGAGTGGTCGTCTGGGGAAGAGTCGAGGGCAGAGTTGCGGGAGTCACGGCGTGGGGATACTGATTGATCCGATCGTAGGCATTGGCAGGGTCATTGAGCTCCTTGACATTGCCCACCATCTCATCGACGATCTTGCGCTTATTGGCGTCGTGGGTCAGATAGGAATAGAACTTGAGCCACTCGCCCCGCAGGGTCTGAATGACCTGACCGTTCATCGAGATATTCACGCTGTCGATGAGGTTGTAACCGATGTTGTCAATCCACTGGAACTCGTAGCCAATCGCATTCGACCGAGGATTGTATCCTGCAGGAGGAGCCGACGATCCCAGATAGTACATCGGAGACCAGATGTCGGGGAGAGTCAGAACCAGATACGTATCGTGGAGCACGTTCGCAAACCGGTCAATCCGGCAGGAGAGCGTCCGAGTTCCCGTCACCGAGAACTGCAGATTGGACGCCGTGAACGGCATGCGAATGTGCTCCATGGCGAAGTTCGTATGACGCCGATAGACCGCCCGAAAATGAGTCATGGAGGGGCTTCCATTGACCAACTCATTTTGGGCACCCGTTGCCACCAGCTGAAGTAAGCCGCCGGGCATATTTGTATAGACACAGCGGATTGTTTAGCTCGCTTCCTCCACAAGGCTGAAGAAGCGCAAAAGGATGATAACATAGAAAACACTTGTTGACCATGTTAGAATGGAGATCGCCATTACTTACTGCTTGAGAGTTGCTCTGTAGCTCATGGCGAGGTTGAGGTCACGGATTGGGAGGCTGCCCTGCGTGGTTACCGTCGAGAACGTGAACGGCGCACCCGTCTGGCCGTTGGACAGACAGCAGAAGGACGTATACGTCGCACTGGGGACCGTGCTCACTCCCGGATTCGGCGGCACGATAAAGCGCTCACGCTGGGTCGCACTGTTCGCTTCAGCACTCGTGAAGACATAATTGTACTTCCGAGACTGGGGCGGAGGCGTCGTGTGGTAGGTTGCTGCGACGATCTGCCGCTTTCGCTGAGTCAGCCAATCCTGCGCAGAGTTGACCTGCATTTGTGATTTATAGGAGAGAATCATCTACTACCCAAAGATGCGGTTTGTCCTCGTCAGCACTCACACAGATCAGACCACGGGGTATGCGAAGGTTGCCTACAATATGCTGCGCCAGCTTGCCACTCTGGCTCCCAAGGTGAAGACGTATCACTTTGGATTCCAGCGCCATCCGAATCGCCCGAACTTCCGCAAGTGTCCGGAGGGCATCGTCCAGTACGATGCGGCGGCGAACGAGGATCCCAAGGAGGAGGGCTTCGGCTTCAACAAGATCCACGAGTATCTCGAGATGGTGGGTCCTGACGTGGTCATGATCTACAACGACCCCCTCATCATCTACAAGTTCATTGAGTCGATGAAGCACGAGCGTGGCAAGTCGCCCTACAAGCTGTGGATCTACGTCGATCAGGTCTACCACGGCATTGCGCAGCCTCTGATGGATGCCATCAAGGAGCACGCCGACCGAGTGTATGCCTTCTCTCCTTACTGGAAGAAGGCGCTCAAGAACTATGGCGACGAGCTGTCCAGTGCTTCCGTTCTCGAGCATGCAGTCGACCCACTCATGTTCACGTCGATGGCTCCCGCCGATCGTTCGGCTCTGCGGACGAACATGAACATTCCCCAGAATGCCGCCATCTTCCTGAACGTCAACCGGAACAGCCAGCGCAAGCGTCTCGATCTCACCCTTCAGGGCTTCGTGCGGCTTCTCAAGCGGGAGACCGACCGGCCGTACTATCTCATCATGGCCACGAACCTCTCGGCACAGGGCGGTGCCTACTATGATATGTCTCGGATCTATGCGACCGAGCTTGCAAAGGCGGAGCTCAATCCGCAGACGTATGCGCCTCGTCTCATGCTCATCGATACGGCGCCGCCGAATGTCCTAGCCGACGAGGGCATCAACCAGCTCTACAACGTCGCCGATATTGGTATCAATACCTCAGACGGTGAGGGGTTCGGTCTCTGCCAGCTGGAGCATCTCTACGTAGGTGCGCCGCAGGTTGTCACGGACGTGGGCGCCTATCGTGACTTCCTCAATGAGGGTGTGGCTTCATTCATCCAGCCCGACTATGATATCTATTTTGCGGGAGGCATGCCGCTGGGTGGTTATGTACCGGTCTTCAATCCCGAGAAGGTTGCGGATGCGATGCAGGAGGCCGTTCAGAGCCTGCCCCAGAAGCGGGAGGCGATCAAGAACTTTCCGTTCAAGAGCTGGTCTCGGGTCTGCGATGGCCTGCTCGAGGATCTGCTGAACTTCACGGGATAATCCAGCGAATCTGAGTGGGCGAGGTTTTAATACCCAACCGCAGGAGTCGCTGCTCATCGGAATAGGCAGGACCGTCAAACACCTCGTTGGTCTCGGGGTCAACATAGAAGACCATTCCCTTAATCAGGACTTTCTGAAGCCGACGACGCTTCCGAGTCATGTTCATTAGATACGTTGAATCGATGTCGTCGTTCTTGATACTCGGGCGGTAGGCAAGGTCTTCTCCTGTCACCGTCGTATCAAACCGCATACACGTAATCACGGGCGTTTCCCGACTATGAAGTCTCCGATGGACTTCGCAGTCGACGGCCGCTTGCTTGAGCAGAACCGAGATACGACCGTTGATCTTGTCCTTTTCGTAGGTCACGTTGTACAGATACTCATCTGTGCTCATGAACGTCTCGACGGGAGGATCACCTTCGTAACGCTTGAGTCCCGTATCCGCACGGCGAATCGGTACGACGTTGTTCGAACCCTCCGTGGACTTGCTCTGGGCTTCCGTAAAGACCGACACATAGAAGCTCACCTTGACCGTCCGTTCCGCCATCGGCAGCTTCGCATGCGAGCAGATACGAATCGCACGACCGATGACTTGGTCATGACGAGACGGCGTCCAGTGCGGTTCCATGATGTGAACATGCCGCACATTGGCCAGCGTGATGCCTTCCGCACCCGCCGACGTTGCCATCATGAGACAGAGGAGTCGAGCACCCCGACCTTCGACTGACGCCTTGAGACTGGGTGGCATCGAGTCCTCATAGTTGTTGTTGAAGATCTGTCGCATGTATTCACGGACTTCGGCATTGGAACCCGTCCGCTTGACAGCGTCTCCTGTCCCAGTGGCCTCGCCACCTGTGAACAGCGCATATGCGGGCTTTTCGGGATCCATGGTCGGATCCTCGACCCACTGTCCGTTCTCTTGGACAATGCGATACGGCTGCCATCCATTCGCATCGAGAATCGCCGTGAAGACACCGATGCCCTCCAGAGACTTGTACTGCGAATACAGGAACTGATTGTTCCACCGCCCACGTTCACCCAGAGAGGCTTGCATATTCTTCAGGATCTTGAGCATCTTGGGACTGAAGGTTGCCAGTGCCCGTTCGGACAAGTAGCGCTCGGGTTCGTCACGCAGACGAGCAAGGATTTCGCCCTTGTCGGGAGCAGCGTTCTCGCTGGTTGCTTCCTGATTGTCCTTCCGCAGGTCGGGCGGAATGGCGTAGTTGCATGCCAGT